CGCTGGTACAAATACAATTACGCTTCCTGCGGCTACTGGTACTGTATTAGTAAGTGGCAATCAACCTACATTTAATTATTATCAATCAGTTGCACAAACATTAACTACTGGTACAACAACAAAAATTACCTTTACATCAAGCAATTTTGATACTACTAGTGGAATGTTTGCTTCTAGTCGTTTTACACCTACAATAGCTGGTTATTATCAAATAAATACAAATGTTACTTTAACTTTAGGAAGCACAACGGGATTAAGAGCTTGTTATATTTATAAAAATGGAACTCAATATGCGGCTGGTTCAACTTCAAATGGATATACTGGCGATTATTCAACTTCTAGCGTTAGTTCTGTAATTTATTGCAATGGCTCTACAGATTACATTGAAGTTTATGCTTATCAAAATAGCGGTGGAAATTTGGCTACTATTGCAGGTTCTACTGGCTGGACTTCAATTTCAGCTTCTTTAGTAAGGGCGGCATAATGTACGATAAATTAATTAAAATTTACCCTGAATTAGCAAATTTTAATTTTGCTAGTGGCGTTATTGAATTGCGTAACGATTCAGACGGCAAAGGCGATTACATTGCTAAATGGGAACATCCTGAATTAGCAGAACCTACACAGGAGCAATTAGCATGAGTTCAAAAATCATAGCTGGAACGACTAGCGGAACAGCTTTAAACTTTTCGGCTGATACTTCAGGTCAATTAGAACTGCAAACTGGCGGCTCTGTTCCTGTTACTGCGGTAACTATTGATACTGGTGGATTTGTAAATATTGGTACAACTTCAACAACTGGAAAACTTGAAGTTTCTAATGCAAACGAAGCTATTTCAAGATTAACTTCTACTGGTGCAAGTGGCAGACAGTATGAATTAATTTCAACTGGTGGTGCAACTGGATTAAATACTGGCTCTTTGTATTTCTACGACAGAACATCAGCCGCACCTAGAGCATCCATTAATTCTACTGGTAATTTTTTAGTTAATAATAAATTGTTGGTAGGAACATCAGGAACAGGCGGTCAATTAGCAGTTCAAGGCAACGCTTCCGTAGCACAAGATATTAGAACAACAGATAGTTCTGATGTTATGTTTGTTGTAGCAAATACTGGTGGAAGTTCAGGTAGTGCTATTTATGTAATGCCATGTCGTTTTGGTTCTACACAAACTTTTGGCGGTGGTGTTTATTGGACAGGTTCTGTAATGCAATATACAGGCACTTCCGATGCTCGTTTAAAAGAAAACATTGTTGATTCAACTTCAGGATTAGAAAAACTTGCTAATGTAAAGGTTCGTAGCTTTGATTGGAAAGAATCAGGTTCTCATGTAGATTTTGGTGTTATTGCTCAAGAACTAGAAGAAGTTGCACCTGAAGCCGTTGCAAAAGGCAAAGATAACGAAGATGGCACTATTGATACACCTTATGCAGTAGATACATCAATTCTTGTGCCAGCAATGATTAAAGCTATTCAAGAACTTAACGCTAAAGTAACTGCTTTAGAAGCACAATTAGGAGCTAAATAATGTCTATCATCATTGACGGCACAGGCAGTATTTCAGGCGTTAGTTCTAACGGTGGATTATCTTCCGCACAAACTGGTAGCGTTATTCAAGTAGTTAATGCTACTACCAATACAAGCACTACAAATTCCACTAATGCTGCTGCTGATACAACTTTAACTGCAACTATTACACCTAAATTTGCAACAAGCAAAATTTTAGTTATTGTTCAGCAAAATGGAGTTTCTAAACAAAATTCAAGCACTTCTGTATTTTTAAGTCTTTTGCGTAATGGTTCAAGTGTTATTAATCCTTGGGGCAATTATGTTTCTGACAATGGAACTAGCGCAACAAATCCAACAGGAGTAGGCGTTAATTATTTGGATTCTCCAGCTTCAACTTCCGCTTTGACATACAAAACTCAATTTTGGTCATCAGCAAACACAGCATTAGCACAAGTTCAATATGGTGGAACAACATCATTTATTACCCTTATGGAGATTGCAGGATGATTAATATTGCTCAAGCCATACATCAACTTTATCCACAAGTAGTTCGTACTGAAGATAATGTAGCCTATGATGCAGAAGGCAATGAAGTAATCTACGATTTGAAAGCAGTAACTGAAAAAGCAGAAGCAAATGCAAAATCACAAGAAGCATCAAAGGCTTCTGCATTAGCTAAATTATCTGCGCTTGGTCTTACGCAAGACGAAATTAAAGCATTGGTAGGTTAATATGTTTATCGTTACCTGGTTATTTGACAAAATTGGTTATATGCCTAAAGTGTCGGTTGACACTACATGGCCTTTTCCAGCTACTCAGCGTGACTACAAACCTCATCCAGATGAAGTAAAAAAACCTGCAAAAAAAGCAGCAAAAAAGACTTCTGTTAAAATCCCTAAAGCGACTACTCGCACTCCAAAACCTAAAAAATAGTGTGCGATATGGCTGACCTTGAGAAATTTGATATGTTTAAGTTTGGCGGCTTGGTAAATCAAGTCGAGAATTTACAACATAAAGTTGACTCTATGGATAAAGACATTAAAGAGTTACTAGAGTTAGCCAACAGGTCTAAAGGCGGTTTCTGGATGGGTATGACTTTTGCCTCTATTGTTGGCGGCTTTATCACCTACATAAGTAGCTGGCTATTCCACAAATGAAGCGTATGCGTCAATCGAAGACCATGTGGTTTTCGCTTGCGTTAGTTGTATTTGGCGCATTAATGGACAACTTTTCTTACTTACAGTCAGTTATTGACCAAAAATACTATGGCATTTTATTGGTTGGCATTGGCATTATTGTGGCTGTGCTTAGGTTTGTTACTACAGGGCCTGTAAGATGATATATATAAAGTATATATTCCTAGTACCAATTAGCCTTGTTATAACATTGTTAGCACTTATAACAGCGCCTGTAATGCCTTTATTTGCTAAAGACGCATTGGGATGGCTAAATAATGGCTCTCAATTTGGTGTCGGCCCAAGATTACCTAAATGGTTTAGTTGGTTTCAAACCCCTGACAATAGCTTAAATGGTGACGAAACCTTTGAAAGAATTAATGGCATTAGCTATTGGTCTAAAGTTAAATGGTTATGGCGTAACCCTGCTTATGCGTTTGCTTTAGAGTATATACATTCGCCATATACAACAGAAGTATTTGGCGACCCAACCATTAAGGACAACGACAATGCAAAAGCTGGCTACTGTTTCGTTAAAGCTAACGGACTATTTCAATTTACTTGGATTGCCACTATTGGTTTTAGTCGGTGTTTTCGCATTACTCTCGGTTGGAATATTATGGGCTTGGTTGACCCTAACATCAAAGTTAAGCCAGATAATTGGGAAGCAACCTTTGCATTTTCGCCACGATTAAGCGGATTTAGATAATGGACTATGTCAAACTTAGTATTGCTGCTGTTTTACTACTTGGGGCTTTTGCTACTGGTTGGAGTGTACGCAATCGTGATTTCAATGAATATAAACAAGAAGTCAGTAACGCTGTTAAGGCACAAGAAGCCCATGTCGAGTCAATCAAGAAACAACAGGCATTAGTCACAAAAGGAATAGAAAATGAGTACGAAGCTAAAATTAGTGCTTTGCGCAATTACTATAAGTCTACAAGCGTGTGGAACAACGGCAGTACCGGCAAAATGTCAGGAATTTCCGCAGCCCCCAGCGCAACTGATGTTATCACCGCCTACAACATTCTTGCTGGCTCCTGCTCAGAAACAACCCAGCAATTAGTTAGTTTGCAAGAATGGTTAAATCAGCAGATGGTTATTAAATGAAAATATGTAGTTGCTGCGGCTTTAAAAAGCCATTAATTGAATTTTACAAACAAAAAGATTGTTTAGACGGTCATAGGTCTAAATGCAAGTTATGCACAAAAGAAACAAAAAAACAGCGTTATAAAGTTGTAAAAGAAGAATACAAAGAAAGAAATCGTATTTGGAAAGAAGCAAACGATAGGACTGAATATCACGCAAAATATCGCCAAAAAAACAAAGAAAAAATTAAACAATATTTTGCAAATTCTCGGCATATTTCAGCAAAAAATAGGTCTATTAGAAGGTCTAGGCTTTTGCAAAGAACTCCGCAATGGCTTACTGCTACAGATTTATTTGAAATTGAATGTATTTACAAATATTGTGGCGCATTGAGAGATGTTGGACTTAAATATGAAGTAGACCATATTATTCCTTTGGCTGGCAAAAATGTGTCAGGATTTCATGTTCCTGCTAATTTGCAAGTCATTCCTATGGTTGATAATAGACAAAAAGCAAACAAATGACAGGTAATTTTAAAGATTGTTTGGACTTGGTTTTGAAGTCCGAAGGTGGATATGTAAACAACCCAGCAGACCCAGGTGGAATGACAAATTTAGGGGTTACAAAGCGTGTTTGGGAAGAATATACTGGACATGAGGTTGACGAAAAAGCCATGCGTGCTTTGACACCTGAAAAAGTAGCACCTTTGTATGAACAGAAATATTGGAGGCCTTGTTATGGGGAAGTATTACCTAGGGGACTCGACTTTGCTGTATTTTCCTTTGGAGTTAACGCAGGCCCAGGCAGGTCAGTTAAATTGCTTCAATCAGTTATTGGATGTGTACCTGACGGAGTTATTGGCCCAAGAACAAGAGAACTTATTTCCGCCAGTAATTCTGCAACTCTTATCACTAAATTCTCAGAAGCTAGGAGAGAGTATTACAGAGCATTAAAGACCTTCCCTGTCTTTGGCAAGGGTTGGTTAGCCAGAGTAGACAGAGAAGAGTCAGAAGCCTTAAATATGGCTAAAAACGGGTAGAAACCCAAACAATTAACCCTAATGCTGCAATAACCCCAAAAACCGCCCATAAATGGTCGTATTCGGCTTTTTGCGGCATTTCTATACCAGTAGCATATTCAGCGTCTTTAAACGCTTCTGAAGCTGTTTTATAGCTTTTACCGACCATTCCAAAACTTCTTGTACTCATAGTTGCTTCCCCTTGTTTACAGTTAATAGTAAAACTACCGTTTTTTTCTTGGTAAATCACACCAAGTCCTCCAGCTTAATACCTCGTTTTTCTAATTCTTTAAGCATTTTTCTATAAGCCCTTTCCAGTATTTCAGTAACCGCCTGATGGCTAATGCCCAATTCTTGCCCAATTTCTCTAAGTGTTTTTGGTTCTGTCATGGCGGCCTCCTAAAATAATTGCATTTGGTCTTTTATTTTTAATGACACAAGGTAATTCTTTAAATCTTTGTCATCCTCATAAAATATTTTAGTGAATAACTGTTTTGTCGGCATACGGACTGTGTAGTCCTCAAAAGACCCATACCGCACAAAGTAAGCAAACGCTCTGCAAGCCATTTCGTCTTCTTCGCACTTGTATTTCAATTCGCATTTGTCGCAAGGACATGGCTCACGGTTACTTTCCATAGCGGCTCACATGGTCATATATTGCCTCATGGACTGATTGCTCAAATTTACCTTCTTTGTCTAGCGAGTAAATCATTTCTAACACGCTAATGTCGGTGTCGGCTATGCGGTAGTCTGTAATGTCATCCATTGACATGGCTTCACCCCAAACATCAATAAGTGTGTCGCCACAATAAACAGAAAGTAGTTGGTGTTCTCTCATTTAATTTCCCCTTTAAATAAACAACAATCACAGTTTGTTTGAAATGGCAGGCAATGTCACTAATGACAAACCCTAATGTATTCAAAAAACAACAGGGCTGTATTTGGCAGTTGCTGCAAATGGGTCAGAAAGCCGCAAAATTACCCAATTACTGCATCCTACATTGGCGGCTTAACGCCCTAAATAGGGTGGGCTACTCGTTTCTTTACACTTTCGCCCATAAAAGGTGAGGCGGCAGGACTCCGTGATGTATGGTTGTGCAAAGGGGAAAAGCACACCTACCGCCTCGTGGTTAGTTTAACTTATTTTTAAGTTTGTAAATTTTGAGTAATGACAAAAACATTTCATAGCCATCACGCAAGTCTTGTTCGCTATACTCATAAATAGCGACCTCATTAGTTTCGCCATTAATGTAGACATTGGCACATCGTGCAGATGGGGCTAAAACCTCTCTATATGCTGCCAACTGTAGTGTATGCTCTAGGTAGGGTGTTAAATCACCAGGTGCTTTCTCTGTCGTTTTAAAGTCAATTACCACCCCACCAAAGTCATGGCGTGGTTTGCAATATAAGTCACATTTGCCGCCATAACCTTCTTGAGCATTTACTAATGATTGCTCTGGAATCCACAATTGTGTCCCAAAATGGGATGTTATTGCGTCATCTACTTTGCGGACATAGTCAGGCATTTCCGGCACAAATTCTTGGTTGTAAAAAGACTCAATCCAATCGTGAATAATAGTGCCACGCTCTGCGGCCTCACGGCTTTTACGCTTGGCTAATTCTAATATTCTGTAAATCCAGTCTTTTTCTTCTTCATCTTCGTAGCGTGGGTATTCTACGGCTGCGTATAAGACTTGAGTTTGCTTCCATGTATCAAGCCCTGCTTTTGATAACTGGCTATTAATTGTTGATACGCTTGGGACAAGTGTACCTGGGTTTGCTTTTGCATCCCTAAGTGTTGTGCTTCTTTCTTTGCCGTTTTTACCAACGGTTGTATAGCGTGGTGCGCCTGTAATGGCATCGTACCAATGCTCTGACATTTATTTCCCCTTATATACATTTAAATACACATTTAAGTAAGTAATTCTAATACTGCTTCACGGCTTTGTGGGTCTATACAGCAATCCGCACAAGTTCTAATGACATCCTGAATAACGGCAGCTAAGTCATTAACCTCAAATGCTATTAGCTGTCTTTCTTCATCAACGCCAAAAGGCTCTGTAGAAACTCTGGCTTTGTCGCCAATAACATCTTTGATATGACTTAGCATGGTTGCCTCCTAAAAACAGGTTGTATTGCAATTACCGTTGCCATAACAACAAGTTGTACAAGTCGTAAACTTGCCATTAATGTTGTATGTTTGCGTAGTGCATTGTGCATACACCAAAGTTGCAACCATAGACAACCAAATACCAATAATTAGCTTTTTCATAAATGCTCCTTAAAATGGGACATCGTCATCAATAATGGTGTTGCGTGGCAATTCATCAGACCCAGCGGCTTTAAAGCCTACAGGTTGTTTTTCTTTGCCAATAGAAATGCTAAAAAACTTGCCTTTCTTGCCTTCTTTAACCCACGCTGACAAATAATGCTCTTTTCCGTTAACCATAACTGAGCCTGTATAGTCAGGATGAGTTTCCGTTGTTTTGCGGTCATTTTTAAATAACGAACCACTGCCTTCTTTTGGTACATAAGGTGTATTAAAAGCCATTTCATTCCCCTTTAAATTTCTTTAGGTTTTACAACTGCTGGTTTAGATTGTGGATTGCTGGCGGCATTACCGTCATCATCCGCTTGCACTACTCCTACTACTGCTGCCAAACTGTACCTTCTCATGTAAGAAATACAGCTTCCTGCTCCTTGTGCATCTACTTTTGACATAGGCACAGACATTTCTTGACTAATCCATTCTCCAGACTCATGTGTAAGGATAGTAATCAACGATATTGATTTATCCAAATCAGAATAAGTGCCAGGGAACTGAGAAACGGCAAGTCCGTTTTCGGATAATAAATTCCTGCAAGAATCCCAAACAGACTCAAGGTCAGCGTAATTAGACTTAAAAAAAGGATTTTTGCTGTCTTTTTTTGCATAGGTAAGTTTTCCCTGTACGATTGACAATGCTTTAGCTAAATTAGCAATGGTTTCACTTTGTTGCATGATTGCCTCCAAAAATTGTGCCAAAGTCATTAAATACTGACTGCAATAAGTCGTTGCGTTTGTTGTTTGGTTTGCCACAAGCAGCACGAATAACATCTACATCGTCTTGTGATAGGTCTGTGCCGTATTCCATGTTGTCAAGCGCTTCTTCTAAACGCTCTTCCATTTCCAGCATCAATTGATTTAATTCAGACATTTAAGTTTCCCCTTAAATACATAGCGAAATTGCTATATACAGACTTTAACATAACTTAAACACAATGTGCAAATAGTTTTTAAAGCGTTGTATTTACGCAATTTGTCATGGTAAGATAGCTTCATTATGAAATTAAAACTAACCGAACACGCATTATTGCAGTTGCTTGGTGGCACAGGTAAAGTAGCAAAAATGTGCGAAGTTGAACCAGCAGCGGTATCCCAATGGAAAAAGAATGGCATACCAAGAGAGCAATTATTGTTTCTTGCCGCCAGAATAGAAAAAGAAAGTCATGGCTTAGTAACTCGTCAAGACCTTTTTCCTAATAACTGGTATTTGGTATGGCCTGAATTGTTGCCAAAAAACAACGCTTTTGGTGAACAAGATGATTCTGAGTAATGTCACTATATGCGCTATAGATTCGGTGCAACCTGATAAAGCCAAAAAAGCTATAGAACGAAGTAAACGACATATTAAATTTGGCGGTGAATTGTTTATTGACCATGCTAGTATTAACAACCGCCAAGCCTATAGCAAGTTTGTGCTTCAAGAACTGCATAAATACATCCATACGGACTTTGTTTTAATTGTCCAATGGGATGGCTGGGTTATTGACGCAAGCGCCTGGCAGCCTCAATTTTTAAATTATGACTACATTGGCGCAGTATGGCCTTGGCATCCTGAAGGATTAAGGGTTGGTAATGGTGGTTTTTCACTACGAAGCAAGAGGTTGTTGGAATTAACCAACACTCCTAAGTTTGTTTACAGCGACAAAAACGAAGATGACCTAATATGTCACCTCAACCGTGATTATTTGGTTAGTAATGGCATTAAATTTGCGCCAGAAATGTTAGCAAGACAGTTTTCTTATGAAAGAGAAATAACAAACTTGCAAACCTTTGGTTTTCATGGTGATTTTCACATGAGCAAATACTTGTAGTAGAATTACAACCCCTTATGCTGGCGGCTCTAACGACATCGTGGCGGCATAAGGTAGTAGCGTTACCAGAAGGGTAAGAGGCTGAAATAGCGCAATACAGGTGGCGAAGTTAGTGCCTGTGCCTCGCAAGACTGACGGGTTAAGCGATTCCTCAATGGAAGACTTATGAAGGCAACCTAGGTAGGCTAGGTTTGCTCAAACCTCTTGGAAGTGTATTAAAGACCTTATTAATACCTATAGATATATTAAAGAAGTATTTATTAATACTTATAAGTTGTATTTAAGCAACTTAGGGTTTTTAGGTAGTGACAACATAAAAAAACAGTAAGAAACTAGAGTCACTCAATAACGAGTAAACATTTAAGGGGAAATTAAATGAAAGACTTTATCGGTAGTTGTTTATTAGGCGCATTGATTGGCTGTATGTTTGCATACGGAGTGCCAGCAAAAGCACAAACTTACCCAATGACTAACTCACAAGGTTATCAAGTTGGAACAGTACAAATTAATGGCAATACAGCGCAATTTGTAAACCCAATGGGCGTTACAACGCAAACAGCAACTATTTATCCAAACCAAGTTGTTATCACAACACCAAATGGTTACACACAAAGCGTAGTTGGCAATACTGGTTACACAGTACCGCCTAGCCTACCAACACCACAATCACCGAGGGTGTTGCAATGATTGATAAATTAAATAATTTTTTAGATAACATTTTGACAAATGTGTTTGACAAATATATGCCAATTACATTTACATTTTTATTTTTAATTACTTTTATTATTCCAATAATTGTTTTAATTTGGAGGGGTAATGTTTGATGAATTCTGGTCTTTATATCCACGAAAAATTGCTAAAGCAGCTGCAAGAAAAGCCTGGGCAAAATTGTCCGCAGAACAACAACTTATGGCTGCAAAAGCTATTAACACACATTGCCAATACTGGAAAGCAAAAGAAACCGAATTAGAATACATACCCCATGCAAGCACTTGGCTTAACGGTGAACGCTATGAGGATGAATTAGTAATTGAACCCAAGAAAGAAAAGATTGACAAAAAGTGGATGTTTAGCAATGAAGGTATTGAAGCTAAAGCTAGAGAACTTGGAGTCTTGGGTACTGGTTATGACTCTTACGACAGCCTTAAACGCAAATGTATGAACAAGCTAGGCATGAGTGTGGTGTAAGGTTTCTATGCCATTTACGGCATAAAAAAGGGTTGGCTTGGTTTAGAAATTACATTAGTGAAAAGAACTTTAGCCAAGCATTATTAAACGACTTCTATGACCAATGGAAGTTAGGTAACAAAGGGGAATGGGGATGTTGGAAAAATACATTGTCGCAGCAACAGGGTTTGGATATTTAATTGTAGGAATACTGCAATTTACTAAAGGTTCTATATCTAATGCGTTAATTTGGATTGGCTATGCTGCCGCACAAATTGGTCTATGGATGAACCTTAAATGAACTATTTAAGCGTTTGTTCTGGAATAGAAGCGGCCACAGTAGCGTGGCATCACATGGGTTGGAAACCAGTAGGTTTTAGCGAAATTGAGAAATTTCCTAGTCAATTATTGGCACACCATTACCCAGAAGTCACCAATTTTGGTGATATGACTAAATACAAAGAATGGAATATAAATGACTCAGTTGGACTTTTGGTCGGAGGTACTCCCTGCCAATCATTTAGCGTTGCAGGCTTACGCAAAGGACTTGACGACCCAAGAGGTAACCTCGCTCTTACCTATGTTGGAATTCTTGACAGATTTAGACCCCAATGGTGTGTATGGGAAAATGTGCCAGGTGTCCTCAGCAGCGGAAGAGGAAGGGACTTTGGTAGTTTCCTCGGGGCGTTGGTCGAACTCGGGTATGGGTTTTCGTACAGGGTGCTTGACGCTCAAAACTTCGGAGTCGCCCAAAGACGCAAGCGTGTGTTTGTTGTCGGATACCTTGGAGATTGGCGACCTGCCGCAAAAGTATTATTTGAGTCCGAAAGCCTGTCAGGGGATATTAAACAGAGCCGCAAAGAGAAACAAGAAATTGCCGGACGCTTTGTACCAAGCGTTGCTAACTGTATCCAAACAACTTGTAACGACTACAGTAGAGCAGACGGATTTAATATGATTGCGTACAACATTAGGGAATGTGCGGCAAACAACACATTTAATGCTACTCCAACAAATGTAGCAACAACGCTGCAAAAAACACAGCCTTCCGTACAAAGTCATCACACTCAGACATTTGTTGCGGTTGATATGTATAACTTAACAACTAATAACAGCACAAGTCAAACCATTAGAAATGGTACAGATATTGACCATGTTGGAGGTGTTATGAAATCTGTTTTTTGCGATACATACAATGGAACAATACAAGGTAATGTGGCGGCAACAATGACTGCTGATATGGCAGGCCCTACTCATAGTGGCCCTAAAGTAATGCAAGATAGTTTAGTTCGAAGACTTACCCCAGTTGAATGTGAAAGATTGCAGGGTTTTCCAGATAACTACACTAATATTAAAGAAAACTGCCCAGATGGAAATAGATATAGAGCATTAGGTAATTCAATGGCTGTGCCTGTAATGCGCTGGATTGGCGAAAGGATTAATAATTATGAAAGATTATGACCCAAATGATGCGATTGACTTCATCTTCAAAACAGCGCCACTCTACGCAAAAGCTAAAGGGGAGTTGGCGCAACTTGAAACTTTTAAAAGTTCTCTTAAGGCGATTAAAATGGCACAAACAGACGAACAGTCTTTGGGTGCGCAGGAAAGAGAGGCTTATCGCTCTCAAGAGTACCAAGATTTATGCAAAGCGATTGGTAATGCTACAGAACAGGCGGAAGCGCTTAAATGGCAACTAGAAGCCGCAAAAATGCGTTTTGAAGCATGGCGCACAGAACAAGCAACAAACCGAAACATTGAAAGAATGACTAAATGACAGATTACTCTGAAAACTATCTTAAAATTCAACGACTTTTAAAGGCATATCACAATGCAACCCTTAAAGGTAACTTTGAAAAAGCCACAAAATTAGCCCATGATTTGGCTGATGAAACAATACAACTTGAAATTGCAAGCATTAGACAATTAAAAAACCAATGGCTAAGTTAATGCGTAATATGTTTGCCACTCACACCGATTATGGAGATTTTAAAGGTGTGATTGAGTCAAACCCAGCATTTTTGCCAAGTAATGTAGATGGCATAGCAGAACGCAATGGGCATTTTTTAATACTTGAGTGGAAACGCCCAGGCGAAAAAATGAGTGAAGGCCAAAAGCGTATGTTGCAAGCATTAGCAGCCACACCTAAGTTTATGGTTGTCGTTATTATTGGTGATACTGACAATGGCACAAACATTCAAGAGTATTGGCAATTTACGCAAGACGGCAAACCATTCAAAGCTGGTATTGGCTTTGGTTCATTTAAAGAGTTTTATAGACTATGGTATGAATTAGCTGATGGCTACAAAAAATGAAAAGAACGCTTATCACAAGGTTGCAGAACTCGGATGTATTCTCTGTGCCACCATCCTTGGGTTTGAAGGCACTCCGGCAGAACTCCATCACATACGCAGGTATGGAACTAAACGGTCTACATCCCCTGTCATCCCATTATGCCCAGAACACCATAGGGGAAATAGTGGGGTTCACGGATTGGGTCACAAGGGTTTTAGCAATAAATGGGGCATTACCGAGGAGGAGTTGTTGGAGCGAGTCAATCAAAAACTTGGAAAGGGAAATGAGTGAATGATATTTTGCTTGCTTTTGGTGTATTAGTAATTTTGCTGCCTATAATAGCCGTATGGATAACACTACAACTCTAGAGGGTCAAACCCCAATTCAGACGAGATTCGGTGCGCTCTATTACGAAACTCCTTATCATGGTGTGTCCATTTTGAAGTCTTGTGTCTACTCATGTGGATGCACTCATGGCAAAGAACACGAATTACTGTGTCAAGATGACCGCAACGAGCCGCAGAAATAGTAATCGTATGCTCGTACTCTTCACCTGTGTCATATAAATAAGTACCCATAGCTGCTGGGTCTTTATCCACTACAAAGTTAATTTCTTCAGGCAAAGGCATATTCCACCTATCAAAAGGCTTCATACAGTAAATAGCGCTGTATAGATTCTTAAGAATAGCTGGAGTTAACTTCATACTCTATGTATTTTGCCTCTAAATTCAACTTCATCTTCACCCCAAACCCTAATCATTTCTGGCTGAAGCAATTTGCTGCGCTCAAATGAAAGCATAACAAACCCTGAATTCCAGTCTTTAGGCGTATCTTCTGTGTAAGCAAATTGTTGACCATGTAAGTCAGCCAATGTGCCAGTTTGAACACCCCAGCGTGTGCCGTTATAGTCAGAAACAGGCATAACACTTAAGTGATGTGTATGACCTGTAATCATATTTACACCTGAATTAAGGGAATTGGCACGCCCAGCGCTAAATCCACCTTTCCAGCGGTGTTTAATGCAAGTGTCTTCGTTTACCCAAAATGACCAGCATGGCAGCCACGCAGGAAAATGCTCTTTCAAAGTAGTTCCTACCACGCCTTCAAATGCAGGTAAGTTTTCAATAATCCGCATTTCCCAGCGTGCGTCATGGTTTCCTAAAGGCCAAAACATTTTTGCGCCCCTAGCTACAGATTCAATTTCACCCAAATAATATTGCACCGCTTCTAATTCTTCTTGTACTGTTGGTAGCTTAGACCAGTCTTGGCGTGGATGACGGCTAATAGAAGCCCCATCTAGCGCATCGCCATTACAGACAATAGCTGTAGGTTTATATTCTTTAATGCACTCCAAAAGCGCTTTAAATGCGGTTGTAGTTTGGTCAGGCCAAAAGTGAGCGTCAGAGAACACAATGACTCGCCCTTTTTCTATATCCATGCCTCTGCGAGTATTGCCAACTGTTTCTTCAGTCTTTTTAAAAGCGCTTACTCTGGTATCGTTAAATGATGGTAGGGTAATCCCTAATCTAGTTTCTATTGACCTTCTGCGGTTATATACGGCTCTTTCAGTTAATGCGTGTATCTTTGCAAAAGTAAGTGGTGAACCAATCCTTTGCCATTCAGCTACAAATTCTTCGTCTGTTAACCAATAGCCACGCATTTATTTCCCCTTATACTGTAAGTTGCTAAACACTAACATAAAATTATGTCTTATATTAAAAAAGTTGATAAAAATCAAAAGGATGTTGTTAAAGCGCTACGAGATTATGGCGCTACAGTATTTCTTTTGCATACAGTCGGTGGAGGAATCCCTGACTTGATGGTGTGTTACGCAGACCAAACCATTTTAATGGAAGTGAAAGATGGGGCAGATAAAAAATTGACCCCACAACAAATAACGCTTTTTGCTAACTGGGTCGGTGGCCCACTTCACCGAGTAAATTCTGTGCAAGAGTCTATAGAAGTGCTAAAATTCTACGAAATGGAGAGTTAATTATGAATGAAAACATGGCTTTATTTGCCGCAACCTTGTTGCATAGCGCAACTAATACCCATTTCTTTCATTGGTCTACTGACTCTTACAGCAAACACAAGGCTTTAGGCAATTATTATGATGAAATCGTTGAGTTAACTGACGATTTGGTTGAGGCATATATGGGATGCTACGAACAGCTTATTTCATTCCCAAGCACATACCACCAGCCTAAAGAACCACTTAAGTATATGGAATCATTAAAGAATTTTGTTGATGACGCTCGCAAAGATTTGCCGCAGGAAACACAAATTCAGAATATTATTGACGAAATAGCCCAGCTAATTGACTCAACTCTTTACAAACTACGCTTTTTAAAATAGGAGGCACTATGCCATTAGATAAATCAGGTAGCGCTCAAAGCGTAGGTAAAAACATTAAAGCCGAAGAAAAAGCTGGAAAACCACGCAAACAAGCAATAGCTATTGCCCTCAATGTTGAGCGTGATAATGCCAAAGGTAAGCGTAAAGCCAAGTTAGAAGAGGCTTATGGTCGTTTTCTAGGTAAGCGTGACGCTGAGAAGATGTAATGAGTCGCCAAGACCAAATTCGTGCCGCAGTAGAAAAACACGATAAACCGATTGCCAAAACTACCAAAGGTAAAGGTAGGCACTATCTGTCAGTAGAAGAAGGTGCAGGCATGACAGAAGCTGGTCGCAAAGCATACAACGCAAAAAACAACGCTAATTTACAAGCCCCTCAAGCTAGTGGCCCAAGACATGACAGTTTCTGTGCAAGGTCTAAAGGCTGGACAGGTGAGCGTGGTAAAGCGGCTAGAGCAAGGTGGAAGTGCTAATGAAAAACGGTTTATACGCTAATATCCACGCAAAACAAGAACGCATTAAAAATGGTTCTGGTGAAAAGATGCGTAAACCAGGTAGTAAAGGCGCACCCACCGCAGAAGCATTTAAAGAGTCTGCTAAGACTGCAAAACCACGCAGAAAACACATTGAAGACGCTATGAAGGATATGTAATGGAACACATGAATAGAAAATTCCCCAAGGGAAACAACTTGTTGCGTGAACACAAAGAGTCCACCCTTGAAAAACAAGAAGCAAAGCGTAATAAGCCAAAGCCACCAGAATTAGAAGTAGATAGCGAATACGACATTCTTGATAAGAAAGCTAACCAAAGAATGAAGCGTAAAGCTATGCTACACGCAGCAATGAACAAGATTCACGACCCTGACATAGCGTGATACAATAAAGTCCTTATATTTCAACTACTTGGAATAATATGACTGAAAAACAATCAAAAAATACCAAAGGTGGCTACCGAGAAGGTTCTGGAAGACCTAAAGGTGTGCCTAATAAGGCTACACAAGAGGCTAGAGAGGCTGTCAAGGCTATCTTGGACAGTAACCTGCCCTTTATTCAATCGTGGATTCAAAGTACCGCAGATGGCATATTTGATGACCAGTCTGGTAAATGGATTGTGCCGCCAAACCCAGCCAAAGCGTGTGACATCGTACAAAACATGGTTGAATATGCTGTGCCTAAACTTGCTAGAACTGAAGTAGTAGGCGATGAACAAAAACCAGTACGCATGGTGGTGTCTTGGAAGAAATAGTCCAAGAGGTAGAATTAGACTACCAACCTCGTGATGTATTTCTAGATTTCCACGAAAGAAGCCAACGCTGGGCGGTTATTGTTGCTCACCGTAGATGCGGCAAAACTGTTAGCTGCATTAACGAATTAATCTATAAAGCCCTAATTGAGGGCAAAGAAGATGGTCGCTACGCTTATGTTGCACCATATTACAGCCAAGCTAAGAATATCGCCTGGGACTATTTGTTACGCTTTAGTAAGCCTGTAATGGCTAAAGCTAATCAATCAGAACTATGGGTGGAACTAATAAATGGCGCAAGGATTAGGTTGTTTGGTGCTGATAATGCTGACTCTCTACGAGGTTTATACCTTGATGGGATTGTCCTAGATGAGTACGCAGATATGCGCCCTCGTATTTGGGGCGAGATTATTCGGCCTTTGTTGGCAGATAGACTCGGGTGGGCAGTTTTCATTGGAACACCTAAAGGCCATAACGCCTTCTGGGACATCTATAACAACGCCATCAAAGATGATAACTGGTATGCCAAAACCCTAAGAGCAAGTCAAACAGGGTTGATTAGCCCTGAAGAATTGGCTGATGCCGCCAAGATAATGACGCAAGACCAATACTTGCAAGAGTTTGAGTGTGACTTTGAGTCTGCAATCCTTGGTGCTTACTATGGTAAAGAAATGCGTCAACTCACCGATGCCAACAGAATTACCAATATTGAGTATGACCCTATGTTTCCTGTGCATACAGCATGGGACTTGGGTTATTCAGATGACACCGCTATTTGGTGGTTTCAAGTCGTGCATGGCGAGATTCGTATGCTTGATTACCATTCATCTAATGGTCAGCCAGTAGCGTTTTATGCCGGCATTATTGCTAACCGAGAGCGTGAGCGTGGCTACAACTATGGCACTCATTATTTGCCCCATGATGCTCGTGCAAAAACATTAGCGTCAAATAAGTCCATAATTGAGCAACTTTCTGACAAAATTCCGCTAAAATATCTAAAAATTGTGCCAAGTTTGTCACTTCAAGATGGAATACAAGCAACTCGACTAGCATTAACGAGGGCTTGGTTTGACCACAAGTGCGAAGATGGCATTGAATGTTTAAGGCAATACCAGCGTGAATACGATGAGGACAAGAAAGTCTTTAGGGATAAACCTAGACATGATTGGACTTCTCATGGTGCTGACGCATTTAGGATGTTGGCTATTGCCTGGAAAGAAGAAGCAAGGTTGCCCCATAAGGATGACTCCATTAAAGGGCTGTTTGTAGGACAAACTGATGTTAGCTTGAATGATTTGTGGAAGCAACCACAGTCAACTTCAAGAGGGAGAATTTGATGGCGAATGATAAGGCAACTGTAAATCACAGTTATGAAGACTGGTACAAAACGATTATGGGCTATGAACGCTCATTTAAGCGTTGGGAAGCTAGGGCAGACCGCATTGTAAAGAAATATAAAGATGATAGCCGCTACGACAGAAACCCTAATGCACGCTTCAACATCCTCTGGAGCAATGTACAGACTATTCAGCCAGCTATCTTTGCAAGATTGCCTAGACCTGATGTTAGCCGTAGGTTTAGGGACAATGACCCAATAGGGCGTGTAGCCTCAATGATGCTTGAGCGTGCGCTTGAGTTTGAATTAGAGCATTATGGTGACTACAAGTCTGCAATGAATAACGCAGTATTAGACCGCTTATTGGGTGGTCGTGGCGTTAGCTGGGTTCGCTATGAGCCGCATATTGTTGGCGAAGCTGCTGGTGAAGCTGAAGGCGCACCTGATGATGGCTATCAAGTTACCGAAGATTCCGATGAAGCTGAAACAGAAGGCGGCATCGAGAATGAAAACGAAGAACGCATTGAATATGAGTGCGCACCTGTAGATTATGTGCATTGGAAAGACTTTGGACATACGATTGCTCGTACATGGGAAGAAGTAACTGCTGTTTGGCGCAAGGTTTACATGAGCCGCCCAGCATTGGTTGAGCGTTTTGGCGAAGAATTAGGTTACAAGATACCTCTTGATACTAAACCTGACGATTTAAAGCAATCTTATAAGTCTGACGATGGTGTTTACGAGGCGGTCATTTATGAAATCTGGGATAAAGAAACAGGCAAAGTACTCTGGTTATCTAAGTCCCTCGGAAAGATATTGGATGAGCGTGATGACCCTCTTGGTTTGGAAAACTTTTGGCCTTGTCCTAAACCCTTATACAGTACCCTCACAACTGATAGCCTTGAGCCAATTCCTGACTTTGTCATTTACCAAGACCAAGCTAGAGAATTAGATGTTCTGTGCGACAGAATTGATGGTTTGATTAACGCATTGAAGGTGCGTGGTGTTTATGACGCTTCTGCAGTTGAGTTGCAACGCTTATTCTCTGAGGGCGAAAACAACACAATGATTCCAGTTTCTAACTGGATGGCATTTGCTGAAAAACAAGGCATGAAAGGCGCTATTGACCTAGTAGATTTAGCCCCATTTGCCAGCGCATTGATGTCTTGCTATCAAGCAATGGAGCAAGTTAAAGGTCAAATTTACGAATTAATGGGAATTGCTGACATTCAGCGTGGTCAGACTGACCCTAATGAAACCCTTGGCGCACAAATTATCAAGTCAAACAATGCGGCAGGTCGTTTAAAGACTATGCAACACGCAGTTGTAGACTTTGCTACTTCATTACTGAGCATTAAAGCCCAGATTATTTGCAATCACTTTACTGATGAAACATTGGTGCAAATTTCTGGTGCAATGCAGCTGTCACCACAAGACCAACAGCTAATTCCACAAGCTATTGCTTTATTACGCAACCAAGCAGCTAAGAATTTCCGCATTGAAGTCACTTCTGACTCAATGATTTATCAGGATGAGCAGCAAGAAAAAGCTGACCGAGTAGCGTTTTTGAGCGCTGTAGGCTCATTCTTGCAAACAGCTTTGCCAACTGCACAAGCTGCACCTGAATTAACCCCAATGTTGCTAGAAATGCTCAAATTTGGCGTAACTGCATTTAAAGCCGGCAAGCAATTAGAGGGTGTTATTGACGAAACTGCTGATGAATTGCGTATGGCTTACGAACAAAACAAAGGTCAGCCAAAACCACCTCCACCAGAAATTCAAAAAGTCCAAATGCAGGCTCAATTAGAGCAAGCTAAGATGCAAAACCAAATGCAACTTGAGCAAGCCAAAATGCAAGCGCAAATGGAGTTGGAAAAGGCTAAACAAGAGTATCAAGCCCAAGAAAATCAGCTTAAATTCCAGCTTGAAGAGCAGCGTAATGCCCAAGAGCGTGAAATGGAAATGCGTGTTGCACAGATGAAGATGATGACTGAGCGTAATACCCAGGTATTGCTGGCACACATTAACAATGGCGCTAAGATTGAAACTGCTCGTATTTCTGCTGGTGAGTCTGATGGCGAACAAGCATATATGACTGAAGAGTCATTGGCTCATGCTATGGAACATCCTATGCAACCGATTGCTAACGCTATTGGTCAAGGAAATGCCCAAATGGCACAAGCAATTAGCGCTTTGGTTGATACAATTAATGCTCAACATAACAGGCCAAAGACTGTAATTAGAGGTCAAGACGGCAAAATTATCGGAGTCCAATAATGGCTATTACGGTCAAGCATAGTAAGGTATCACTAATACCTGATGGGGATGACTCGTCTTTAATTCGCCCAAGTGATTGGAATGATGACCATGTGCTAGATGGCACAATTCCTGTAGCCAATGGTGGTACAGGCGCTTCTACACTTACAGGCTATGTAAAAGGTAATGGCACTAGCGCCATGACTGCTAGCACAACTATTCCTAATACCGATGTAACTGGTTTGGGAACAATGTCTACACAAAACGCTAACAATGTCACTATTACTGGTGGCTCAATTAGCGGGGCGACAGTATCAGGGTATATACCTACTACTGAAAAAGCCCAGCCATTAGGGGTTGCTACATTAGATGCTGGCGGCAAAGTGCCAGTTTCCCAAATTCCTCAGATGGGTGATTTAAACTATCAAGGTACTTGGAACGCTTCAACAAATACACCCACACTTACATCCTCAACTGGTACTAAGGGTTATTACTATGTTGTCAGCGTTGCAGGTACAACCAACCTTGATGGCATTACCGATTGGCAAGTAGGCGATTGGGCAGTATTTAATGGCTCTACATGGCAAAAGATTGACAACACAGACGCAGTTACAAGCGTTAATGGATACACCGGCACAGTTGTTTTAACTCAACCTGATATTGCTGGCACAGTCCCTACAAGTCGTACAATCAGCACAGGCACAGGATTAACTGGTGGTGGCGATTTATCTGCAAACCGTACTATTTCATTTAGCACAGCCGCAGTAGGCACATGGGCAGCAACCCCATCTTCAGCCAATTTAGCCGCAGCAATGACTGATGAAACAGGCTCAGGCTCATTGGTATTTGGCACAGCACCTACATTGTCAGCCCCAGTAATTGATGGCGCAAACCCTTACATTCAGTTTAATAACGGTTCTGCTGTAACTGTAGCTGCTGGAAAGCTATGGTATGACGGTTCAACTGGTAGCTGGAACGCTGGCATGGGTGGTGGCAACATTACCCAGCAAATTGGCGAAGAACTGTTTTACTATGGAAAAGCTAGCGCAGCAATTACCGATAGTCCATTACAAATTATTTACCAAACAGGCACAGTAGGCGCAAGTGGAGTAATTACTTTTGCCCCTACCGTTGCAGGCATTACTGATGGCAATTTAATTCTTGGTGTTGCTACTGAAAACCTTGCTTTAAATGCTTTTGGTCGCATTACTACTTTTGGCGTAGTGCATGGCATTACTACTAACGGCACAGCTTATGGCGAAACATGGGTTGATGGTGACATTATTTGGTACAACCCTGTAACTGGTAACCCAACCAAAACAAAGCCTTCTGCACCTGGAATTAAAGTACAAATAGGCACAATTATTAATGCTGCTGGTGGTGGCGCTGGCTCGATTGCAGTAGAAATTAATCATGGTAGCGTACTCGGTGGTACAGACTCAAATGTCCAATTAACTAGCGTAGCCAATGGCAATATTCTTACTTATGATGGCGGCAATGGTTATTGGAAAAACACTGATTTAGCCGCAGGCACAGGCATTTCTGTTAGTAAATCAGCCAATGGCGTATTAACTGTTACAAATACATCCCCATCTAGCGGTGGTACAGTAACTTCTATTACTGCTGGCACAGGTTTGTCTGGTGGCACAATCACTACAAGCGGAACAATAGCCCTTGCTAATACCACCGTTAGCGCTGGCTCTTACACCAACTCTTCTATTACCGTAGATGCACAAGGTCGTTTGACTTCCGCTTCTTCTGGCACAGCGCCAGTTACTTCTGTTGGCGTTACAGCACCTTTAACAACTACTGGTGGTACTACGCCTACATTGGCTATGCCTGCCGCCACAGGAAGCGTAAATGGCTACCTTACAAGCGCAGATTGGACTACATTTAACAGCAAACAACCAGCAGGCACTTATGTCAATTCTGTAAGTGGAACAACTGGTCGCATAACTAGCACAGGTGGTACAACTCCTGTAATTGACTTGGCTTCAGGTGTGGCAACTGCTGGCACAACTGGTTCTAGCACGCTTATTCCTGTAGTCACAATAGACACTTATGGTCGTGTAACTAGCATTACTACTGCGTCAAACCCACAGGGAACGGTTACAAGCGTTGCTGCGCTAACTTTAGGCACAACTGGTACTGACTTATCATCTACTGTTGCAAATGGCACTACAACCCCTGTAATTACTTTAAATGTGCCTACTGCTTCTGCAAGCAATCGTGGTGCGCTAAGTTCAACCGATTGGTCAACATTTAACAGTAAAGCACCAGGTGTTACATTTACTACAAACTATGTACCTTATGGTCAAGGCACAACAACACTAAACCAGTCTGCAAACTATACCTTTGATGGCACAACGCAAACTGCGCCAATTCAGAGAGCAAGCAACGGAATTATTGTTAATAGTAAAACTGTTTCAGCAAGTTATTCAATTGCTTCAGGTGACTCGGCTATGTCTGTAGGCCCTGTAACTGTAGCTTCTGGACAAACAGTAACTGTTGCTAGTGGCAGTCGTTGGGTAGTCCTATAGTGTTTCAAACTGCTTTCCAGCCGAGTGCGTTTCAAAATGACGCATTTCAAATTGTCATTACCCCTGTTAATCCAAAGCAGGGTGGTGACGATGCGTCTTGGACACCAGAAGAAAGAAAGCGTTACAAAGCATTACAGAAAAAGCTAAGACAAGCTGAAGCAAAACGCATTGAAGCATTGAAGTTAGACGCTGAAAAGCGTAAGCAAATTATTACGGATTTGGTTGACCCCAAACCTGTGGTACAAAAGCAACAAAATAAAGTACAATCCAATCAAGAAGTTAGCGCTGATATACCGTCACAGCTAGCAGCAATTGACAGATACATCGCTAATCTTGTTAAACAACAGCAAGACCTGCAAACCGCAGTAGCAATGAGAGCCGCAAAACTCCGCCTAGAGCAGGAGATTGCAATCTTAGAAGCAAAACGGCAAGCAGAATTAGACGATGAAGAGGCCCTATTAGCACTTATTCTGTAAACCCCCACGCAAAATACAAAGAAGCCTACGAGCATTTACACCAAGGTCGTTATGACGCTGGTTTTAGATTGTTTGAATATCGTTGGCATCCTGACATTCTTGCTAATCAAGTAACACCATACACACAAAAGCCAAAAAACCCTGCGGTATGGCGTGGTGAGTCACTATTAAACAAGTCCATAGTTATTCAAATGGAACAAGGATTTGGCGACATACTTATGTTTGCTCGTTTCTTGCCATTTTTAAAGGTTATGGGCGCACAAAAGGTTGTATTACTGACACATGGCTCATTACTTCAGCTTTTAGGTCAGTTTGAGTGCGTTGATGTGCTGACAAACCAGCCTGAATGTCCTGATGTAGTCGAATGTGACTACTGGATTGGCAATATGAGCCTTCCGTACTACATATCGTGCGCTAATAAATACGCTAAATCGCTATTTCCTGTAACTACAAAAAAGATTGTAGCGTCAGAAGGCTATATGGACGCTAAACCTTCCAATATTGAGCCAAAAATAGGGGTAAATTGGGGTGCAAGCCGCAACATTCTATTTCACATTAAGTCTATTCCTGACCATTTGATGTATGAATTGGTAGGTGATAACGCTTATAGCTTATCTCCAGAGCATGATGGCTTTTTTCACCCATTGCCTGACGATGGTTGGAAAACAGACTGGGCAGTCACAGCACGCCACATGAAATCTATGAAGGGTATTGTGACAGTTGACACCGGCACAGCCCATCTTGCAGGCGCATTGGGTGTAAAAACCATTGTGCTGCTACCCAAAGAAGAATATATCTGCTGGCGTTGGAAAAATGGCAGGTGGTATGACTCTGTCATCGCCTTGCGCCAAGAAGAATATGACCAAGTACCTGACTTAATAAGGAGGATGTAATGCAAATTTGCCCACAATGCGGTTATAGCGAAAGCAACCATGTTGCAAAAAAACAACAGTCTGATAAAGAGTTTTACCTTGAGTTTTGGGGTTTTACTTTAGGCACTCCAGAAGCTGAAGAAGCCTGGAAACAAAAAGAAGAAATGACACGCAGAGAAGCGCCAATGGTTATGTCTGACATTGAAGGTTATGTAAGCCAAGTGGATGGCACATGGATTAAAAGCCGCAGCCACCATAGAGCGCACCTAAAAGAACACCGAATGATTGAACTCGGAAACGATGTACCAATGAAGCACGCAGAAGCAAAACTAAGCAAACAGTCTATGGAAGCAAGAAAGCGTCAAATTGCCGAATTAGCGTATGCAAAACTTTAAACACCTGATAACTTAGGAGAAACCATGTCAGAAGAGCAATTAGACCGCAGAGAACTATTAATGCAAGCTATGGAAGCTGCAGAAGAAGGTACTTTAGAAGCCCCAGAGGAGAAAGAAATTGTCGAACCTGAAACAGACACTATTTCTGAAGAGGCTCATGCCGAGAAGTCAGACAAAGAGGAAGTTAGCGAGGCAGATAGCGAAGAACCTGCCGAAATTTCTGCGGAATCTGAATCTGAGGTCACGCATGAAGAGGCGCAGGATGCAGCAGAAGAAGTAAAACCTGTACAACGCCCTTCTACATGGAAAAAAGAATATGTAGCCATTTGGGACAAAATGGAAAAAGGCGAGCAAATTAGCAAAGAAGATTTTGTTAAGTTTGCAGAATATGCCAACCAGCGTGAGTCTGAATATAAAAAAGGTGTAAGCACTTATAAGGCTGAAGCTGACCGTGCTAGAGAACTAGAAAACGCTATTGCCCCATTTGCCCAAGAGTTTGAGCAACAAGGTATTACTCCTGCGGCATGGATTAATAATCTTGGTCGTGCGCACATGATTTTGAGCAAAGCGCCATACGAACAAAAAATACAAGTGTTTCAACGACTTGCGCAAGATTATGGTATACAATTAAATAACGAGGGTCAGTTTGCAGAACCACCGCAGGTTGACGCTTATACTCAGCAATTGATGAACCAATTAAACATGGTTAATCAAGAGGTTTCAACCATTAAGAGCCGATTCCAACAAGAAGAGAATCAGCGTTTAATGGGTGAGATTGAAAGAGTCAGAAGTGATGTGGAGAAATACCCTCACTTTGATGTGGTAAGGGAAGAAATGGCTCAACTACTTGAGCTAGGGAAAGCCCAAGACCTAGAAACGGCCTACAAGAAAGCCGTGCGTATGAATGACGAAGTTTGGTCGCTCGAGCAGGAAAGACTCCTGAAAGACGCTAAACAGGCTGCAATCAAAGCACAGCAAGTAGCGAAGGCTAAGGCGGCAGCAGTAAGTCCTAAATCCGTTACACCTAGCGGAAAAGTGTCTGAACCTGGCGATAAAAAGGATAGACGGTCATTATTGTCCGAGCAATTAGGCGAGGCAATGAGCCGTAGGGTTTAACTAGCCAATTTTGGCAATTTTTTACTAAGGATAATAATCATGGCATTTGCTAACTCAGCGATTACCGATATTATCGCTACCACTATTCAAAGTCGTAGCGGTGAATTGGCAGACAACTTAACACAAAACAACGCAATTCTTCAGCGCTTGAACCAGAAGGGCAATGTACGCCCATTCTCAGGCGGTAATGTGATTTTGGAAGAAATCATGTACAACGACCCAAATACTAATAACGCTAATTCTTATAGCGGTTACGAAGTATTGAACATTGCTCCAGACAGCCCAATTTCTGCTGCTCAATTTAAGATTGCTCAGTATGCTGACTCTGTAACAATGTCTGGCTTAGAAATGTTGCAAAACAGCAGCAAAGAAGCAATCATTGACTTGTTAGATGGTCGTATGCAAGTTTCTGAAGCACGCTTGTTGAACCGCATTTCTGGTGACTTGTACGGTGATGGCACAGGCAACGGTGGTAAGAACCTTGATGGTCTTGGCGCTGCTGTTTCTGCTACTCCTACTTCTGGCACATACGGTGGTATTAACCGTGCTAACTGGACATTCTGGCAGAACCAAGTAACTACTGGTGCTACTTCTACAAACATCTTAGCTAAGATGACAGAAGCTGCTATCAAGCAAATTCGTGGCACAGACAAAGCTGACCTTATCGTTGCTGGCAACACAATGTACCAATATTATGTTGGCGCATTGCAAGCTATTCAGCGTATCGCTTCTGAAGAGTCTGGCGCTGCTGGTTTCGCTTCCCTCAAGTTCTACGGTGGCGGTACATCTGCTGATGTAGTACTCGGTGGTGGTTATGGCTCACAAGAAACAGCTACATATATGTACCTGTTGAACACCAACTACATTTTCTTACGCCCACACAAAGAGCGTAACTTTGTACCTATTGGTGGCGAGCGTCAGGCTATTAACCAGGATGCGATTGTAAAATTGTATGGCTGGGCCGGCAATCTTACAACTTCAAACAGCTTCCTACAAGGCTTGTTGACAACCTAATAGATAGGGGGAAACCCCTATTTATTGATAGTTAACTCATTAATTTAAAGGAAATAAATCATGGCATTTACCGTACTCCCTATCGCTGGCGTAGATTTGGTCAGCACACAAACCGTAGTTTCACCAAACTTACCTTCTTTTGGCCCTTTGGGTGCTGAAACATTTGGTTCTGATGGTCGCCGCTATGTGTTTGCACAAGCTGGTGAGGCTATTGCAGCTTCAACAGCAACCTGCTCTATTAACACCACTACATTCGTAGCAACTGGTTCTGCTGGCACTTATGTTGGCCCAACCACAGCTATGGTTTCTGGTGACTATGGCTGGTTCAGCAAGGCTTCAGTCTAAAAAATTGAAGAAATAGTAGTAAGCTAGGGATTCCCTCACAAGGGGAGTCCCTTTTTCGTTTTTTTAACCGTAGTACCTTAACCACTTAAGGAGAATTACAAATGGCAATGCTTCCATCAGATGAAGGAAATGCAGACTCAAGATTAGCAGTCACATTCTATAAACGGTCAGTAAAGCAAGAAGATGAATCTGTTGCGGCTGGCAGACCGATTTTTAAAGAATTTGATTTCGTACGGATTTGCGTACCAGGCGACAATTTGACAGAAATTGACACTTACGCAAACGAATCCCACAAAGCACGCTTTCCACGCCAATGGGCGCACTACCAAAATCAGGTAGGAAATGAAGAAAAAATCATCGGTACACCTGTAGAACAATGGACTTTAATTAGCCGCAGCCAAGCAGAAGAGTTAAAAGGCATTAAATTCCGCACAGTTGAAGATATTGCTAATTGCTCTGACCAGCAACTACAGCGTATTGGCATGATTGCAGGTATGTCACCTCATTCTTTCCGTGAAAAAGCCAAGGCTTTCTTGAATTTAGCTAATGATTCTGCAGAAGTTGCACAAAGAGAAGCAGAATTGCAAGCATTAAAGGAAGAAAATGCTAAAATAAAGGCAGAAACAGATGCGAAGCTGGCTCAAATGCAAGAGCAAATGTCAGCGCTACTTGCGGCTGTTGCGGAAAAAACCCCTAAAAAACGCAAAACCAAAGTAGAAGCAGAGGTCTAATATGTCCCAAACGATGTTGCAACTTGTACAGCAAACAGCAGCCGAGTTAAATTTGGCTGTCCCTACCTATGTTGCTGGCAATACCTCACAAGATGTCCAGCAAATTCTTGCACTTATGAATGGCTTTGGCTATGACATGGTTAAAGAATACGAATGGCAGGCTTTGCAAGTGCAATATCGTTTCTACACACAGGCTATTAACTGCAATGGTACGACTGTAAATGGTTCAACCCTACTCAATGTTGAAGCTGGGGTTGACCTTGCTAATGTTTCTCGCCAATGGCAAATTACCGGCAATAACATTAACCAAGACACCAATGTAGTAACTGTAGATGTAGGTTCAAATGTTATAACAATGAGTCAAATGGCTTCTGGTACAGGCACAGGCGCTATTGTGTTGGCGCAAACTGCTTATTCTTTACCGCCTGACTTTGAGTCTATTACTAACCGCACCCAATGGGATAAAACAAAACATTGGGAAGCATTAGGCCCTGAAGACCCACAACAATGGCAATGGCTAAAGTCTGGTTATATTTCCACAGGCCCTCGTATTCGCTGGCGTATTTTGGATAACCAATTTCAAGTATGGCCGCCAATGAATACCAATGAATATTTAGGCTGGGAATACAAGTCTAAAGGTTGGGCAAGAGCAGCCGATGGCACAGTAAAGAATAGCTTTACAGTTGACACAGACACAACTGTATATGATGACCGATTAATGGTTTTAGGCACAAAACTTAAGTATTTCCAAGTGAAAAACTTTGACACAACTGCCTTGCAACAAGACTATTTCCGCTATTTAAATGTAATTAAAGCCAACGATAAAGGCGCTCCTAACCTGTCATTTGCTCCATACCCAAGCAAAGTGCTTATTGGTTATGCAAATATCCCTGATACTGGTTATGGAAGCTAATTATGGCAACACCACAACAAAGAAGAGCAATGACCACCAGCCTTCCTTCTCCTATTGGGGGTTGGAACGCTAGGGATTCTTTAGCTAATATGCAACCGACTGACGCTGTGCAGTTGGTTAACTTTTTTGCTACCCCAACTGATGTAACTCTCAGAAAAGGTTACACAAAATCTTCTACAGGTATTACTGGTCGAGTCAATTCTTTAATGAATTACACCGATAATTCAATACCAGCAGGCTACAGACTATTTGCCGCAGCAGGCGACACTATTTATGATGCTAAACCTGCTACTGCAGTACCTTATTTTTATGGTATTTCTAGCGACAAATTTCAATTTGTAAACATTACCAATGCCGCAGGGCATTTTTTGGTAGCTTGTAATGGAGTTGACCCTGTTTTAATATTTAATGGTAGCTATTGGTATAGCCTAGCAACAACAGAAACAGCGCAAACCATTTCTTCAATTACGCATTTAGGTACTACAGCACTTTTAACAACTGCTGCGCCTCATGGTTTAGTAACTGGCAATAGAGTAGTTATTTCAGGCGCTAGCCCTGCTGCATACAATGGTGATTACAGAATTACAGTTATAAACACCACCCAATTTGAATACACCATGGCTTCATCGCCAGCTTCAAATGCAACTACTGTAGGTACATATACTGTTTCAGGCATTACTGGTGTTGACTCAAGCACATTCATTAATGTGAACTTGTTTAAAAATCGCCTCTATTTCACACAAAAAGACACATTAGCTTGCTGGTATTTACCAGTAGACTCCATTTCAGGCGCTGCTTCACCACTTTATTTTGGTGGAATTGCTCGTAATGGCGGCTATTTGCAAGCAATGGGTACATGGACTATTGACGCTGGTCAAGGTGTTGACGATTACGCAGTTTTCGTCACCTCAATGGGCGAAGTTATTGTCTATAACGGTACAGACCCTGACATTGCTGACGCTTGGGCTTTAAAAGGTGTTTGGCAATTAGGTCAAACCTTTAGTCGTAGATGCTTTTTCAAATGGGCTGGCGATTTATTGCTATTAACCCAAGACGGTTTAGTGCCTTTGGCTTCTGCTTTGCAATCTAGCCGCTTAGACCCACGAATTAACCTTACAGACAAGATTTACTACGCTGTAAGCCAAGCCGCAACCCAGTTTTATGCTTTAGATGGCTGGCAAATACAGTATTTTGCTAGTGAAAATATGCTTATTTTGTCTATTCCTACAAGCGTGGGAATGGAACAATATGTAATGAATACCATTACAAAGTCTTGGTCAAGATTTACTGGAATACAGGCTTATTGCTGGGAAGTTTCTGGTGATAATGATATGCACTTTGGTGGCGATGGTTTTGTAGGCAAGTTTTATGACACCAATTCTGATGCTGGAACAAACATTTACGCTACTGCGCAACAAGCATATAGCTATTTTAACAGCCCAGGACAGTTAAAACGTTTTACCTTAGTGCGCCCTATTCTACAGACAGATAATGGCATACCGACTGTTTTATGCGGTATTAGCGTAGATTTTGACACTACCCCATTAATTAACCAAATTAGCTTTAACCCCCTAATCAACAATATTGGTCGCTGGGATGTAGCGACTTGGGATGGCGCTAACTGGGGTGGTGGTCTTGTGACTACAAAGATTTGGCAAGGTGTAAACGGAATAGGTTTTGCCGGCTCTGTAAACATGAATGTGGCTTCTCAAGGCATTGAATTGCATTGGGCTTCTACAGACTATGTCATGGAAGCTGGTGGCGTACTGTAATGCGTAGGGTTACGACTGAAAACCAAGAATTATTGAGAGATTGGCTGTGCAGAGTAGGAGATTTTGAGTACCCAGACAACACTATGTGTATTGGGCAAGAGAAAGATGGGCAATTAATAGCGGTAGTTGGCTATAACAATTTTGACCCAAATGCTTGCCAAATTCATGTAGCTAGTACGGATGTTCAATGGTTAACAAGAGATTTATTGTTTGCAATATTTGATTACCCCTTCAACAAGTTAAAACTTAAGGTTATACTAGCACCTATAGGACAGAATAATTCTAAGTCCTTGAATTTGTGCCGAAAACTTGGCTTTAGACTTGTAGCCGATATACCGTATTGCCATAAGGATGGCAATTTGATATTGATGGCGATGGAGTATGACCGTTGCAAATGGTTATAACAAGGAGAAAGACATGGGCGGTGTTGTTAGTGCAGTAGGAAATGTAGTAGGAAGCATATTTGGTGGCGGCTCAAGTCAGCCATCTGCTCCTGCTGCTCCTGACTATAGGGGTGCAGCGCAAGAAACTGCACAAGGCAACTTAGAAGCTGCTCGTGCAGCCGCAGCCGCCAATCGTGTAAATCAATACACTCCTTACGGAAGCCTTGAATATACTCAATCAGGCACAGACCAGTATGGAAACCCAACTTGGTCAGCAAGAACTAATTTGTCGCCAACTGGTCAAGCATTGCTTGATATGCAAAACCAAACAAGTTTAGGTTTAGGTAGCGCAATTAATGCACAGTTAGGTCAAGTACAAAATGTAATGAGTCAAGGTTTTAACCCTAACATTCCACAAACACAAACATCATTAGGTGCAGACTATCGTACAAACCCTGATTATGCTGGTGGTATGCAAGGTTGGGACAAAGCTACTGGCTTGCTAATGCAACGCTTACAGCCTCAAATTGAGCGCCAAAATGCTGCATTAGATGCAAAACTAGCCAACCAAGGTATTGTGCCTGGCACAAAGGCTTATGAAACAGCTAAACAACTGCAAGCACAACAAACCAATGACTTGTTAAATCAAGCACAGTTGTCTGGTCAGCAAGTTGGTCAAAACCTATTTCAGCAAGGATTGCAAGGCTCTCAGTTTGCTAACCAAGCTGCGCTTAATCAAGGTAACTTTGCTAATACTGCGCAACAACAAGCATTTAACCAAGCGCTTACACGCTATAACTTGCCCCTTAATACATTAGGTGCATTGCGTACTGGTGCGCAAGTTCAAAATCCTTCTTTCGTTAATGTGCCGCAACAAGCTACAACAGCAGGCCCAGATATGTTAGGCGCTACTTCTGCTACAGGTAATTACAATCTTGGCACATATAATGCACAACAAGCAGCACAGTCTAATTTGACTGGTGGATTAATGAACCTTGGCGGTATGTTGGGCGCAGCAACAATTATGTCTGACATTCGCACTAAAGAGCATATTAAACAAGTTGGTTTCTTGCCTAATGGTTTATCTGTTTACGAATATGAATACAAACCAGAATGGAAAAATGAAGCTGGTCACGGCAAGTTTGTTGGTGTTATGGCGCAAGAAGTTGAAGCGTTTATGCCAGAAGCTGTCATTACAAGACCTGATGGCTACAAGATGGTTAATTATGGGGTTTTAAATGGATAATTCATACTATGTAACCATGCCTAGTGGCTTTGATGAGCAACAAGGTATTAACCCTGTATTCCAAAATATTGGCGCACAACAACAGTTTTTTAACCAGCAACTTGGTCAGGGCAATCAAATGTCCCAGTCAAGAAGCGCAGGCCCTAGTTTGGCAGGTTTAAACCCATTAGCAATGGCAGCTATGTTGCGTGGTAAATCTGGTGGCGTTGAATTGCCAACTACTTCTGCCGCACCAATGACAGGTGTTGCAGGTATGGGTGGTTCTATGGGTACTGGTTTAACACAAGACGCATTTAACTCAGGAATTGGTTTTAACCCATACGCCCAATATGGCGGTTATGGTTTGAAATAAGGAATAATTATGGCAACTTTAGACGAATTAAACCTTGCACAAGCTGGCACTTTGCCGCCTGAGTTATATCAGCAACAGCAAGCGTTAAACCGCCAGCAACAAATGGCTTCTTTGTTAATGCAACAAGGTATGCAACCTGCACAAGGTCAAATGATTAGCGGTCGCTATGTAGCACCTTCTTGGACTCAGCAACTTGCCCCATTAGCAGGTATGTTGACTGGTGCTTATCTTGCAAAACAAGGTGATACAAAGGCTTCTCAATTAGCAGAGCAACTTCGTGCTGGTCGTGAAGCTGAAAAACAAGCAGCTATTCAAGCAATTCAAAAAGGCGATGTAACTGGGGCTTTAGCTTTGCCAAATATTTATGGCGGTGCTACACCATTCCAAGGTGCTTTGGTTAAGGCTGCTATTCCAGAAACTCCTGCGGCTGTGCGTGAATTTGAATATGCACAGAAAAACCCTGAATTTGCTGGCTACCAAGTTGGTCTTAAGCGTGCTGGCGCACCTACAACTATGGTTTCAATGGGTAAATCTATTGCTGGCGAAATCGGCCCAATGATGAAAGAAGCCCAAGGCATTACTCAGGCTGCTGTTAAAACTGAAGATTCTGCAAACCGCATTTTGCAAGCTATTGATAGTAATAAGTTATTTACTGGTACTGGCGCTAATGTGCGTTTAGGCGCTGCTCAAGTTGCAAACACTCTTGGTTTTGGTGGAAACACATTAGAAGAGAAGATTGGTAATACTCGTCAAGCTATGCAAGGTCTTGCACAATTAACATTGCAAGGTCGTCAGCAAATGCGTGGTCAAGGCGCTATTACTGAAAACGAAAGCAAATTGGCTGAAAGAGCAGTTTCAGGAGATATTAGCTTTACTCCAGGTGAAATTAAGCAATTGGCTGATGCCGCAAAACGAGCCTCAGACTACACTTATAAAAACTATGAGTCCAAGCTACAAAGCATGGCTAAAAACCCTGATACTGCTGGTTTAGTGCCTTACTATGAAGTGCCAAGAATGACTAATGATGGTGGCTGGAGAATTAAATAATGGCTGAAAAAGAATATACAGTCGTTGCTCCTGATGGTAAAGAAATAACGCTTATTGGCCCTGTTGGCGCAACACAAGAACAGGTCATTGAGCAAGCAAAAAAACTTTACACAGCAGGGCAAACTCCTGCGCCTGCGCAACAAACCAGAAAAGTGCCTGAAATTCCACAATGGCAGTCCGCTATTGTAGGTGCTGGCAAAGGTATTGTTGACCCTGCGCTTGCAGTTGCTCAATATTCTGGCGGCAAACCTGCTGAAGTTGCACAAGCTATTCAGCAGCGCATGAAACCATTTCAAGAAGCTAACCCAATGACATTTGGTGCTGGTCAAATTGGCGGTGGAATGTTAACTGGTGGCGCTTTAATGAAAGGCGCTGGCATGATTCCTAGTTTTGCTAGGGCAAACCCTTACATTCAAGGCGCTGCGGTTGGCGGTACTAGTGGTGCATTAACTCCTACAGAAACTGGTGTTTCTGGTATGGAAGCAATGCAAGAAATTCCACAAAAAGTAGGCATAGGCGCATTAGGTGGCGCAGGCGGCACAGCAATTGGTCGTGGCGTAGCTAATGTAGTAGCGCCAAAACTTGATGAAGCTGCACAAAAACTCATTAATGAAGGTGTTAATTTGACACCTGGTCAAATGCTTGGTGGCGCATTACGCAAAATAGAAGACAAATTGACCAGCGCACCTTTGCTTGGCGATTTAATTGACTATTCACGCACCAAAGGCATTGAAGAATTCAATAAAGCTGTTTATAAGCGTGCTTTAGAGCCTATTGGTGGCAAAGTACCAAGTGAAACAGGTCGTGCCGGTGTAGAGGCTGTTAAGACTCAAATTAGCGATGCTTACAACACATTGCTACCTAAGATGACTTTTATCCCTGACCAGCCATTGTTTGACAGTATTTCTCGTTTAGACAAGGTTGTTATTGGTTTGCCAAAGCCTGAAACAAAGGTTATTAGTGAAAATGTTAAAAACATTATTCAAAAACACACCCCTCCAAATGGCTTAATTAGTGGTGAGTCTTACAAAGCTATTGAGTCTGATTTAGGTGAATTAGCGTCAAATTATGCTGGTGCAAAAGGCACAGACGCTATGGTTGGTAAGGCTTACAAACAAGCATTGGCTGATGTAAGAGCAACTTTAGCAAGAAGCAACCCACAATATGCTGAAGAATTAGGCAGTATTAACAAAGCATTTGCTAATTTTTCTCGTATTCGCAAAGCTGGCTCAATGGCTAATACCCAAGAAATGATTACACCTAGCCAATTGGCTAATGCTGTAAGGGCTGCTGATGAATCTGCTGGTAAAGGCGCAACCGCAACAGGTAAAGCCCTAATGCAAGACTTAACAGACGCTGGCGTGCAAGTATTGCCTAGCAAAATACCTGATTCAGGTACTGCTGGCAGAAGCGCATTGGTAAATGCTTTGGCTGGTTTAGGTGGTGGCGCTGCTGGTACAGGAGCATACCAATCCTTTCCAACAGTTACTGCTATTGGCGCTGGTTTAGCTGGAACTGCCGCAGCACCTTACTTACCAGGTGTGCGTAATGTAGTCACAACAGCAGTAGGAAAGCGCCCAGAAAGCGCAAGAAAATTGGCAGAGGCAATTCGTGAATTAGCACCTTATTTGGCTGCTCCTGCGGCTCAAAAATCAGTTGGAGAATAAAAAATGAGTAGAAACGGAAGCGGTACATATACCCTGCCTGCTGGTAATCCAGTAGTTACAGGCACAACCATATCGTCTACATGGGCTAATAACACCCTACAAGACATTGCTACAGCTATTTCTGGCTCTATTGCTGCTGATGGTCAAACTCCTATTACTGGCGCTTTAATCGGTATTGATGGCACAGTACAGTTTGGCGGTACAGGTCAAATTACCCTACCAGCCGGCACAACCGCACAAAGAACTGGCACACCTTATGCTGGTATGATTCGTTACAACACTACTTATGGTCAGTTTGAAGGCTATCAAGACGGTCAATGGACACAAGTAGGCGGTGGCGCTACTGGCGGTGGTGGTGATACAGTATTTGTAGAAAATTCCACTAATGTAGGACATGATTACACTTTGACTTTAGGTAAAAACGCCTCTTCTGTAGGCCCAATTACCATTGCTGGTGGAATTTCTGTCACAATTCCTAGCGGACAACGCTGGGTTATCTTGTAAAATAGACGAAATTAAAAGGAAACAATATGTCCTCAATGATTCTTAGTGGCGATACTAGCGGAGCGATTACCGTAACCGTTCCTGCT